AGGCAACTCAAATGAGGGAGGAGGCGGAGGGGAACTTACAATGGTGGGTTCAGAATCAGGGGTCTTGGGGGACAATTCAGCATCAGGGGAGGGAGGCTTGGGATCATCTTCACAACCGGCAGGGAGGGTAGCAGTGGGCAAAGGAGCATCAGCATAATCATCCAAATCTTTCTTGTAAGTTTCACCAGTCAACAAACGTTTCTTATATTCACGGAGAAGGAGAGTGAGGAATTGAGGATACGTCAAAGTAAATTTATTTCCATTACTAACACCAGTGAAACGGTAGACTGAGAGGTCGACCGTCTTTCCAGTGCGCTGATTAAAATTCTGTTGATGTTGTTTCATTGAAATTCCATTGGGGGTAATTACAGTTACTTCAAATTCCAAATCAATACGGTTCTTGAAAGCTTCGGGATGGTTCATGGATTGAATGGAGAGCTTGGAAACGGGAAGGTTGGAGGTAGCAAGAACAAGACGGGGGCGAGCAAAAATTTTACCTTTATCACCTACATCAGCCATATGTCGAGGGAAAGGGATAATATTACCGAGACGGATGAATTCCATGTATGAAGGGTCAGGGCCATTTTCAGAATCTTTCATTTGTCCAAAATCATCAAAATATTCCACCAAAGATTCGTTCGTCGCACCGTCATGATATTCCTGTTCGGGAAATCTCATGTAGATGTTATTAACGTAACTGTGGGGGTCCATATCTTTATCAGCTTTAGCAACGTCTATTTGAAGGGAATTTATCATTGTTGACTTTCCAATTTGAGAGGCACCATGGAGATAAACAAAAAGAGGCGGAGTTCGGGGTTGAGAGAGAACGGAAATTGCAGAGTAAGACTTACAAAGGGTAGCCATACCAACGACACGGGAGTTCAAAAGGTTCTGATAATCACGGGGGAGGCGGAGACGGTAACATTCTTCTTGGAGCGATAGGAGTTTCCGATAACACTCGTACATGGAGGCCACATACGTTGGTGTGTATTCGTCGGAGGTCGGGCGACCAGCGAGGAACTTATCGGCAGCTTCGATCGGTCCTTGAATCAGGCTCAAACTATGGTCTACAAAAGCAGGTTCAAGATGGAAAACTTTCACACGAATAAAATCAATAAAAGCACGGATAATCTTTGAAATATAAGTAAACAAAACATCAAGTCCAGAAACAAAACGGGGAAGAGAACCAACCAACATAATAAATTCACGAGCTTGAGAATACTTAAACTTAAAACCACACAAGAAAGAAAGCAAACGAAAAACAGGTTCGGGAGAGAGTTCAAAACTGGCGGATTCAGGTTCATCATCGGCGGTGAAAATAGCAGAGAGACGGTCGTAAATAACAGAAAAATCAAGATGAGAGCAAAGAACTTGGACAGCAGGGATACAGTTAAGGATACGAGCAGGAAGAGCAGCTTTAGAATAAAACAAATTCACAATCAAAACAAGAAAAGAAGGAATCATACAACCGAAATTTGCAAAACTAC